AAAATGATAGTGATTAGGATCAGTTAAATTTATTTTTTCAACTGAATATGTTATTTTATAGCTTATTATATTATTAATACTATTAATTACATATAATATTCTATCTTCTAAATTGTAAGGAAATATATAATTAGGATGATTAAAAGGAATAATCATATATGTTTTTTTATTTTCTTGTTTTGATGTTCCATATTTTTCTAATAATAATAATTTATTTTTAATAAGATCACAAATATATAGTTTATTTAGTTTATGTTCTTTACTAATAGTTTTTAAATTTATATTATTATCTAATTTTTTTAAAATATTAATTAAATAAGTTTTATTTTCATAAGTATGACAAACAGTACCTTTAGTTGATATTCCCAGACCTTTTTTATTATTTATTGAATTTTTATTTAATTTAGGACGAAGTTTAAAAATATCTGATTCTTGAGTTATATTATTTTTATGGTTTTTATCAATAATGCCAACAATAAAGTTTTCTTCACGATTATTATAATAATGATTAGTGGAATTAAAATCATAATTAATATTATTATTAGTATTTATTAGTTCTAACTGTACATTTGTATTTTTAATATTATCTATAATATTAGGAAATTTATTTTTAATATAATTATTAATAAAAATAGGATTTGTAAATTCAATATTATATGTATTTCTATAATTTAATGGTAAATTATTTTTTTCATTTACTGGTTGAAATATATAATATATATCACGTTTAATAATATAACCAATTCTATTATATTTATCATAAACAATATCTTTAAAATTATTAAGATCATTTTCAGTAATTGGCATTAAATCATATAAAGCAAGATCTATAAATATATCTTCTATTGTTTCTTCTCTTATTTTAGAATATATTTTTTTAATATAATCTTCTATATCATCATATAAATAAACACTTTTTATTTTAAATAAATTTTTAATATATAATTTAATATTAAAAATTTCTGATTTTGCAAATGATTCATTAAAAGTAGTATAATCTATATTTTTTTTATTAATTTTTTGATATTTAATAATAGAATTTTCTACAATTGAATTATTTGCATTTAAATCTGGTGCATCACATTTTATATCACATTTTTTAAAATCACAAATAGCCGGACAGAAATTAGTTATTTTAGAATCATATTTTTCTACATTTTGTAATGTTAATGGTATACAATCTTTATATTTAATTAATTCTTCAGGAAACATATTATTATGTAATAATAATGGACAATCAATTGCTACTTCTTTTAATGATCTTTCAACATCTTTAATTAATAAATATTTTAATTCTGCTTTTTTATATAATATTTCATCACTTGATAATTTATTTATATTATTAGTAGAAATAACATATCTTAATATATCTACTTCTGGAAATTTATAATTATCATTAATAACATCCATATGAACACACATTCGAACCGCGCGTCCTATTACTTGTTCTATTTTAGAAATATTAAAAAATGGTTCTAAAATATGAACTTGTTTTACATTTTTTAATGTTATACCTTCATTTAAAACTCTAGATCCTAATAAAAATTTAATATATTTTCCATCAATATTATTACTATTATTAAAAACTTCATAAATATATTTTTCTTTTATTTCTGAAATTTCTTCGTGACTTTCATCTATTCCTCCTGTTAATAATAAAAACGTAGATGGCATAAATGTTGTTATTGGATATATTTTTTTATATTCAGAATAAATTAATCCTGTTTTATAATCTCGTGTATCTTCTTTAATATCATAATTATTATAATTATTTTGATATTCTAAATATCCATTTTGTATTAATGTTTCTGATAATAATTCTATACCACCAACATTAACAAAATTAGAATATATAAATGATGTGCATGTGCCTTTTTTATTTTCAACTAATTCATTAATATTTTCTAAAATTGTATAATATTTTGAAGAAAAATGTTTAATATTTTCTTGTTTTAATATTAATCCACTAATACTTTTATTACGTGTTATAATTAATCTGGATTCTTCTATTTGATTAAATTTATTATTAAATATTTTTGAATTAATTAATTTTCTTAGAGTATCTCCTTCATTTTCTATTTGACTAATTAATGTTCCCATACCTTCATTTGTATAGACTCCAGATAAATCATTATTATCTTTATTTAAAATAGGAAATACAAAATTACCTAATAATATTATACCTGAAGTAAAAGAAGACGAAGAAAAAGTATCATCCAATTTAGTAAAATCTTGTAAATCATCATTTTTATTTATTAATTCAGAATATATTTCATTTTGAAAAGAATTCATTAAACACCTAATAACCGGTGTAAATAATAATCCTTCCGGAATAATACCTATATCATTTCTATGAGCAAAAGTATAAGGTATAGATCCTCTATAAAAACTAATAAAGCCTTTAGCCTTTGATTGTAAATAGTCTAGTCCATTTGGTTTTAATGCCATCATATAATTTTTATGACTAGTAAATACTTTATCACGTTCTATTGGATCATTTAAAGGTCTAATAAAATTTAATAAATTTATTATTTCATCTGCATAATTAATCATTGGTGTAGCTGTTAATAATATTACTCTTAAATTTATTGATTGTTTTAATAATAACATTAAAGCATCTCCATATTCATTACCTGAAATATTATGTGCTTCATCAATAATAATAATAGAATTATTTAAATGTGTTATTTTATTAGAAACATTTTCACGTTCATATTTTCCATCATCTGTTTTTTGATAAGTTTTTTTTATTTTTGTATTATTAATAAGTTGTTTTTTTAATATTTTTTCTCCAAGAACTTTTTTATGAAATGTTTTATATGACATTATATTATAAAATTGTAATGCATTATATAATGCATTACGTTTTTTTTTTAGTATTTCTTCTTTAGACATATTTTTTAATAAATTTTTATCTAAATAAGTATTTTCGGGTAAATCTAATAATTCTCTTTCAAAATTTTTTTTTGTTTTTGGTCCCGGAACTAAAACTATAAATTTACTATTATATTTTTTTATTTGATCTTTGAATTGTTCAGCTATTCTGATAGCTGTCATAGTTTTACCTGTTCCTACACCATGCATTAATAATAGCCCTTTATATGGAGTATTAGAACTTATAAAATTAGGTAATATTAATTGCTGATTTGTTGGATTTTTATTAGGTGTACAATTTTTACTTCTATAATTTTGTATATCTGTATATTCTGTTAATACTGGTCTTTCTTCCACTTTAAAATAATAAAATTCTCTTTTTTTATACAATTTACTAATAAAATCTTCATCATCATATTTTGGGTATGAATAATCTTTAATATAACGTTTTATTTGTGAAGTCATTATTAAATATTAGATATAAAAAATGATAAAAAATATTTAAGATTTATAATATTAATATATTATAATGTCTACTATAGAAGTAATTAAATATGATTCTGTAATAGGAGATAGCAGATTAGAATTACATATTTTTGGTGATGAAATAAATTATATTATAATGAATACATTACGAAGAATAATATATACTGATATTCCAATTTATGCTTTTACAAATATTAATTTTGATAAAAATACAACTATATATCATAATAATTATTTACGTTTACGTATATCTCAAATGCCTGTATGGGGAATTATTAATAATCATGAAATTCTACATGATAATACTAAAAATAATGAAGATATTAAAGATTCAAATATACATGATAATAATAATAATGATAATAATGATAATGATGATGATATAGATATAGAACAAACTAAACCTATTGATATATCATCATTAAATCAATTAACAATGTATGTAAATTATAAAAATAAAAATTCACATGATATTTTTGATATAACCACTAATAATGCATTATTTTATTATAAAGAAAAACAAATAGAAAATCCTTATTCATTTCCTATACAATTAGTAAAAATAAATATTAATCAAGAAATTGTTTTTTCTGCTATTACAGAATTAGGAACCGCAAATAAAAATGCTATATTTTGTGCCGTTTCAGTTGTTGCATATAAACAACAAACAGAAAATGATTTTATATTTTTTCTTGAATCAAGAGGACAAATAACAGAAAAACAAATATTATTGGTTGCAATATATAATATTGAGTATAGAATGAATCATTTATTAAAATTAGTTAAAAATAATAATGATATATTAAAAAATCGTTCCGAAGGTAAAATAAGTATTTTAAATGAAGATCATACATTAGGAAATTTAATAACTCATGGATTACAAACACACCCGGATATTAGTTTTGCAGGTTATAATATACCACATCCACTAGAAAATACATTAATATTTGATTTTAAAATTAAATCAAATAATATTGTTAACATTATTGAAAATGTTATTAGTAAATATAAAAAATTATTTAATAATTTAAAAAATCAAATAAATAAAATTCCTGAAAATATTACTTAATATATTAATTAACATTAATAAATATTTCTTTTCTATATTTATTCATTTCTTCGTCAGATGTTATATTATTAATAATATCATCAAAAGATTCTTTATTAACTAATCTAATAATAAAATTAATAGAATAAACACCACACTCACTATTTTCAAATTGATGTTGTATATTATTATATCTGATATCAAATTTAGATAAATTTTTAATATATTTATTTTCTGTATTACCTATATTATATTGTTTTATCAATTTATTCAATGGTAATTTATTATTATATTCTTTTTTATATAAATATTTTATAATTTTATTTATAAATTTTTTTGTTCGTGTTTTTGGTTTTTTTCCCACTGAATCAAAATAATAAATTTTATAATCTTTTAAATCAATATATAATGCTACCCAATGAGATCCTGATTTATAATGTTCATCTAAATTTATAACTAAACCTAATTTATGTTTATTATTATTTTCATATTCACCAAAATTTATATTTCTTAAACCTAAAATAGCTAAATTTTCAAAATCTATTGGTACTGTTCCTAAATATTGAAATTCCGGATGTATTTTATGGTATTGTTCTATTACATTATCTATATCAGATGTGCTTAACCATTCATATTTTCCGGTTGGTCCTTTGGGTCTAAATGTATTATTTAAAATATCATCATCTATTGACATCACAAATTGTTGTTTTAACCAACATGTTTGTTCTGAACATATATTTGATAATCTATTACTTAATTCATTTATTAATTCTGGTTTATCTAAATTAATATCTATTTTATCAAAAAATTTATTATTATATGCATTTGCTATTTTTTTTAATGCCTCGTGTGAAAAACATGACCCATTTTCGTATTTTCTTCCGGGAGCACATTTTTTATCATTAATAACATTCATATATATATAATAATATAAAAAAAAATATTTTATTATTATTTATTATTGTTAATAATAAAATATTTTTAATTATATTTAGTATTAACTAAATATAATTAAATTTATTATTTTTTAGAAAATTTAAAACTATGTTTTTTTACACCTTTGGAGATTTAAAATGCAGATTTAATCAGCAACAAAAATCTTAAAGTATAAAAATTTGGTTATATTATTTATGCCATTATGTAATAGAAATGAAGTCAATATTAAAGCGATGCTTTAATATTAATAAAATCAATACAAAGTATTTATTTTTGTCTCTCTTATAAATTTTCCTGTGTTAACTATTGATTG